TCCCATATCCAATTAAAGAAACCTTTAATTATTTTCATTATATCCTCCTTGTCATGGCTGCTGCCACAATATTTCCTGCAATAATCACGGGAACAATTACTTCCTGTGCCTTCTCTCTTTGATCATCTGTCATATCCTTACCCCACTCTGATGGGCTAAGTAATTTTTCAAAATCAATGTCCGCAATTGCTCCTATTGGGTCTGCCAAAAATGCTTCTGTGGCAACCTCTGTTGTTGCATCTGCTAATGTATATGGCATTGGAGCACTAGCGTTCTCTTTAATTCTATCACCAAATTCTTGTAGAGCTGTTGCTAAGTTTTTATCAGTAGCCGCTAATGCCGCAACTTTTGCTATTTCTTCTGCTCTAATTCCAAGGCCCTCTGCAACAGCTGCTTTTTGCTCTGGAGTTAATTTAGTTAATGTATCTTTACTTGTTAAATCTGCAATTAGGTTTGCTGTCTCCTCTGTGATAGTATTATTAGATGGTTTTTCAGAAGGTTCAGCAGGAGTTGGCTCTGGTTCAGGAGTTGGCTCTTGATCTATATCCGATGGCTGAGGTGAAGGCTCTGATGAAGGCTCATCAGTGGGCTCTGTCTCAGGGGTTGGATCTGGTGTCGGTTCATCTGTGGTTTCAGAATCTGGAGTTGGAGTGGGATCGTCTGGTTCAGTTTGTTCAGGCGATGGCTCAGGAGAAGGTTCAGGCGTAGGATCAACTGTTGTATCTGGTGTTGGCTGTGGTTGATTAGCCATAGCAGCAGCAATTGCTGCAGCAACTCTTTGCTGCTCTTCAAATTGCCAAGTTTCATTATACATTTCCCATGCATCATCTATTGCATTATTTAAATCAATAATAGATTGATCATAAGCTGACTGTGTATTATTTTTAGCAATTAAAGCGTTTGATGTAGTTGTGACAGCGGTATCGTAAGTAGTAGTCTTAATTGTTAATGTTTGATTATATGTTGACAAAATAGAGTTAGCAGTATTATATGCAGTAACTTTATTGTTATAGATTGCTAACTTAGTATTATAATCTGTCTGTGCCGCCTCCTGTGCAGCTACTGCTGCATTATATGCGTTAATTTCTGCTTGTGTTGCACCAGGTCCAGAAGAAAATGTATTTAAATTACAACTAAATCCTACTCCCCAGCCACCAGTATAATCACAACCTGCTCCAGTCCATCCTCCAGGAATTGCCCATCCAAGATGATAAGATCCTGGACCACCGCCGTTATACCACCAAATCTCTACATCAAATGTTTTGTCTGTGGTAACATTATATGTTGGAGAATATGCACTCCATCTTACCCCCTGCTCTACCCAGTTATTAATTACAAGGGAGCCGTCGATATACATTCTGAACCCATCGTCTGTGTATCCTGCAAAGTATGTACTTGTCCAATGGGATGGAACAGTAATAGTTCCAGTAAATTTAACTATAAAATTTTCATACCTATTACCACAAACTGGCAAACTCATAGAGTTTGAGTTCCAGGTACCAGTGCATATTATTCCGCTTGGAACTGCTACGCCAGGGAATACTCTTGTTAAATGATATACAGTATATTGCAATCCATCTCCGCCAGCGTTATCAACTACTGACTGAGCTGATTGAAGATTACTATTTGCTGTAGCAAGGTTTATTTGTGCTATATCTAAATCATCTTTAGCAGAATTCTTCTGAGATAAATATGTAGCAACTGTTGCTGTTTGCCCATCCACTGCTGATTGAGATGTATTCTTTTCCTGTAATGCTGTTGCTTCTGCTGCTACCGCCGCATCATATGCATCATATGCATCATCTCTAGCCTCTTTTGCGGCTACCGCATCATCATATTTATCTTCTGCAATATCTATAAGGGCTTGAGTTTCAGCCTCTTCTGTTAGATTGCTAACTTTTTCGTTTAACTCTTGTATTTCTTGAGCTGCTAAACTCAGTGGATCATCACTATAAGCAGGTGTGATGAATAGCCAACCAAACCCTAGAATGGCTGTTAATGTTAATCTCCATAATTTAGTCCTAGTCAACTAATAACTCCTTGTTATAACTTTTATAACAATTCAATTATATCATTGAACTACTTAGCGTTATCTGTCTTGTAAAAGCCGTTACCTTTAAACTGAATACCAAATGTACCAAACTGTTTAACCATTGCAGCACCGCATTTATCGCATAGCTCTGTCATTGTTGATTCGCTAATTGGTTTGTTAATCTCTTTTGTGTGTTCACATATAACACACTTGTAATCATAGTTTGGCACGTCTCTCCTAAATGTTAAGGAGCAGTTTATACACTTGCTCAGGTGTATCCTGCGGGTAGCGGCCCGCATATAGTCTGCGACTCCCCAGTGACGGGGTGCAGACTACTATTATATCTTACTTGATTTTAATTGTCTTGGGCTTTTTATCTTCAGGGACAATGCGATCAATATTAATATTAAGCATGCCATCCTTTAGAGATGCACTAGAGACTTCCATATATTCTCCAAGAGCAAATGAGCGTGTGAATTTACGTGCAGCAATTCCTTTATGCAGAACCTCTGCGTCTGTAACTTCTGTAATTTCTCCAGATACCACAAGGGTTCCGTTGTCTACTGAGAGATCAATGTCTTCCTTTGTGAATCCTGCTACTGCGAGAGACACTCTATATGTGTCATCGTCTAGCTTTAATACATCGTATGGTGGATATGATTGGCGTGATGCAGCGTTGTGCACGTTAGCCATTCTTTCAATCTCACGATTAAAGCCAATAAAAAAGGGATCCTTGAAAAGATCCCATGTATATGTTGTTACCATTTTATTCCTCCTTCAAGCGAATAAGTTAATTTATAGGCCCCTATTGGCGACCTAATAATATTATAGCATAATTTTTAATCGTTTGGGATTTCCCTGATATCCATTTCTATCAGTCCCATTTCCTTTGCTATCTTGTGTCCTTCTGGACTAAGATGAAGAGTTGCTTCAAGATTTTCATCATATTCAACCTCCATCAAACCTTCTTCATACAACTTCATCATAGCAGAGTCAACATACTCAATATGTGCTTGCCATAATTCTGGTGCTATCTCTTTTGCATTCTCACTAATTGAGAATATCATTTCGCCATTCTCGTCAACGCCTTCAAGAGAAACTGCACCGATCTCTAAATAATGTGCTAGCTTCATGTCGTCTTCCTCTTCCTCTTCGTACATAAATCTCCTTTGTGCAACAGGTAGGACTTGAACCTACGATAGCCGAATTATGAGTTCGGGGCCTTAACCAACTTGGCTACTGTTGCCAAGTGTCTATTGTAACGTGCCGTCTTCATTTTTGTCAATGGTTTCTTCGACTACCTGCTGTACATATTCAGAAAAATGTTTTCTAATATTACCCATAGGTCTAGTCCCCAAAGACTTCCATATTCTTTTATACTCTACAATATTTGCAAATGTTGTAGGGCATACCTGTATACCATTATACTCTTTTAGTACTGTTGGTAGCGGTACATGTTTTCCACAACATTTACACTCTTTAGCTTTTTCTTGGTATATACTCATACTATTTCCATTCCGTCTAATACATCAGATAAATCTTTTGGCATTCTTGGTGCCCTGATCATGTTTGTCACTATGGTGTCATCCTCATCTTCTCTATCCCACTTTAGAGAACTATAAGTATGTATATCTATTTCTTCATTGTTTTGTGGCCTACTTCTACTAATAGCATTATAAATAGATCCACAAACTGCGTCCGCTAAGTCCTTTGACCCTTTTCTGGGGTGATCAACTCTGTCTCTCATAATTTTTAACTGCAGCAATTCATCGATAAGAAGTTTTATTGCTGGCCCAGTTAGTCTATCTTCCGCAACAACCATTGCCATGTCATCGTAATGCTTTTTTGCAACAGATAATGTTTCAGTATTAATTCCGTACTGCTTTAGCTGTTGCATCATATCGTGTGAGTTCCAGCGGTCAAATGTGCAGACACGAATTTTAAATCCCTTAGTTCTAAGAGACAAAATATAATCTTTGACTTCTGTGAAATCAACAGACTTGTCTGCAGTTGGTGTCCAGTATCTAACTGCATCAACTTCTACAATTGGTGCTGGCTGAGAGTAGGTATCAGTTACTTTTACATTTACCCATTTCTGCACATGTGCCATAGCAACTGCACAATGGTCATGCTTTTGTGCAAGGTCAACGTGCAAGAAATATTCTTTATCTGGGTCTGGAGCAAACCAATCTTCAAATCTTCCAAACTCATCTACTGCAAGAGCCATATTGCTAAAAGATTTTTCGATCTTTTCTCTAGACTTAAAGAAAGCGTCAATTGCTTCTGCTGGCATACATGCAAATCTTCCTAGTGCATCGGGTGCATTTTTATAAAAGGCTACTTTAAAATCATCTATACTTCTTGTAGGATTAATCTCCCACGTAGGTCTTTTAAGAGCATACATTCTTGGATACTTGTAAGAAACAATATGGTCTTCTTCCCACTCGATATCAAACTCATTGCCTTCCGTTCCATCTGGCAAGTCTGTGTCTAGCTTAAAATGATGTGACCTGATAACGGTTTCTTTTTCAGCAATAACGTCGTCGTATCTTTGCTGGATATAGTCATTCTTGTATCGTGGGAAGGAGAGGAGTATTACCTTGCCGTAGTCTGGAAATCGAGAATCAACTGATGCCCTATACATCTCATAGATAGCGCTACCAGTCTTTGCCTGCTCATGTCCAGTTGTATTCTCAATGCTAAAACCAGAAATCTCGTCTAGGATAACAACAATAACGTTATATCCTTCCCAGGCTTCACGCTCTGAGTGACCTGAGTGAACTGTAATATTCTTATTAAACTTAATTTCAGAAGCTTTCTCTGAATACTTTCCTATGAACCAAGGCGACTTGTCTATGCGTGTTCTAAATCCTTTAAAAAACACGTTGCTAGCCTGTTGTGCGTTAATAGCAATATTAATAATATCAATAGAGTCCCCAGGAGGCTTGCCATAATAGTGTGCTGGATCTTTTAGGCACAATAGTAAATATACTATATATGCTACCGATATGGTAGAACAATAATCTTTTCCAGAACCCTTACCTAATTGAGCAACAACTTCGTTAGCTGTTTGCTTATATGTTCTCTTACCCTCTTCTTCACCAAATAATTTTATTAGTGTTGACTCTTTATATACCTGAGAAGATTTTTCAATTAACGTATACTGATAATCTGAAAGCGGTGGCAGTCCAAGGTAATCTGGACTAGTAACAAATGTCCTTAAATCGACTGGCCTCTCATCAAATTCTTCGCCGTCGAGTATGTCAATAAGATCATCAAAATTAAGATCCACTAACTTCCTCAATTATTTCAACTGGTTCAACTATCCCAGTTATTTGGGATAAACGCTTTGCAACTTCCATCTTACATTTTGGACAAGAGGCTGTTACTTCTTTTAAAATCTTTACAAGGATATCCTGCTTACGCTCAGTCTCTGCCAACTGTGTTGCAAGTTCAGCATTATCTAGCAGTCCAACTTCTTGAAGCATGCCAATACGCTTACCTTCAATATCTGCAATTAATTTTAATGCCCCTGATTTAACGCTAAGCTGTCCAGCCTGATCAGCATCTTCTACTGTTTTCCAGGCTTCTTTAATAAGCATTGCATAGTGTTGGTCAGCACCAACGATAGCCTCTTTAGCCCTCTCTCTGGCCGCTGTATCATTGTGTACAACTGTCTTCCACTCACCTATCAACTCAACTACTTCAGCACGTTTAAAGCCCGTTAGCGTGGCAATTTGGGTGGGGTTATTTCCTTTAAGTAGTTCTTCGACTACTTTATTCATGCGATCAAAATGATCAGCTAATTCCATATCCATAGAGTATTATTATACTTCTAGTCGACTGAAATAGCAACCTGAAATTTAGCTATTTTATATAGAAC